AATGTAGCATTAGTTTCAAAATCAATTCGTGGTTGAAATTGATACTTTTCTTGAAAAGCTCTTACAAATGTTAGAAGAGGGTCTTGGCGTAAAGTTGGTTCACCACCAGTGATTTTCCACACATCCCCTCTCTTTAATTTTTCAATAAATCCTTGTCTTTCATAAAAACCAAACATTTCATCGAAGGTATATTTGTTTTTCTTCGACCAAGAAATATAAGAATCACAACCATTAGGCGAGTCTGGAGACGACCAACCTTTACAGGTCAAATTACACCCAAACAACCTCATAAAAATACTAGGGGTTCCTAAAAGTCGACCTTCACCTTCGATGGTGTGAAATCCCGGACCATCATCACTTATAAGCAAATAATTTTCTTCCATAATTTTAAGAAATAACAAATTTATATAATAACGTCATAATAATAATACTCAACCACCCAAATGGGTGGAGAAACAACATAAAAAAAGCAATGAATAAAAAAGCAAAAAATGTAGAAACAGTAGTGGTCAAAAAAGACCAAAGGTTAGAATTATTGTTTTCTTTTTTTGGTACTACCTTTTCAAAAGTAGCATTAATAATTTCTAATTGTTTTTTCATTCTTGATAAATAGCACTATTTTGATCGTGTTCCCAAACCTCTACCTTAGAAACCCAACAACGATTATCGGTTTGGTTTTTAATATAATCATTAGCCTTTTTAAAGCACCATTCCGCGGTTTTTTCTATACCAACATCAGCCATAATTCGAAGATCACAACCTTTAGCATTATGTAGTTGTTGGAAAAGTGGCAATAAAGGATCATCAACAGCTACGCAAAGCGTATGGTCAAATTGATTTTGAAGTATATATTTGAGTTCTTTAAGACCACCGAAATCAACGCACCAATTTTTATCATCTAATTCTTTACACTCAAACCAAAATTTGGCTTTTAATTGGTAACCATGTATGAAGCTACATCTAGAAGAATTTACCCCAGCTCCTGGTCTATTAGAAGCGGCATTGGGTTGTCTAAATGCACAAGAACCTAACTCTAGAACTTTAGTAGAAGTAAAAGGCATATTATATTTTATAGATCTAATGAAACAATATCAAAGTGATTTCCAAATTCATTCAAAATGTTTTCAGAACAGGAATCCTCATAATAATCTTCTTTAAAGAAATTGATATTGTCTAATTTCATTTGATCACCCAAAGTATTTTTTAAAACTCGAGCAATTTCAATCATGCCCTCACATTCTTCTTTTTTCCAGTCTGCACCCACACTTACAGAGGATGCAAATAGTAAAGATTCAATAATACGGTTAGTCTGATCTACATCTAATTCTAGAGAAATTTTGTTACTCATGGATTGAATAATAACCACGAGTGAATATAAATCAAGTTACTTTACTACTTGAATAAACTTTTTACTCAATTCTTCTAAAGTTTTAGGGCCTAAAACAAATCGAATAATAGAAAGATAGGGATTTTGTTGATCTGAAACCTTATTGTTTAACTCAGAAATAAATTGATCAATTCTTCTTTTTTCTGCTTCAATGGCTTTTTTAGTATCTTCTAAAGCTTTAGAATCTTCTTTATTAATCTTAGTTAAAGCTTCTTCAATATTCTTTTTATAATCATTTAAAGAATTAGTTAAGTCGGAAACCATTTGTTTAGCTTCTTGAAATTGAACTTCTTCGGAAGCATCGCCGTAAAGAACATCTAACATTTCATCCATAGAACCAAAACGAGAACCTTTAGTTTCCATCGCGTTGGTTAATTTTTGAACTTGTTTATCATCTAAAATAAAGATATCAGCATTCTTTAATACATCTTCTTGAAGTTGTTTGTAAAGATTTTTACGATAGTCTTTGAGTGCATCCACTCCAGCCCATTGTTCTGCTCTTCTTCTGCCAAAACCTTCTAAATCTACTAATTTAGCAATAGCTCCTGTCTCCATATTACGGATAATAGCTCCTTCAATTTCAGAAGCGCCTAAAGAAGAAGGAACTGTACCCAAAGAACCCAAGAGAGTCTTTTTAATAAGGGATTTTAAAATTTCAAATTCTTTAACCACTTTAGCTTTCATTTCAGCTTCATTGCCTGTTCTTTTGCGGGAAGCAATTACTGCCATATTCTCAGCACTGCAAGTCTTTTGAATTTGAGATTTGATAGTTTCATCAATATCTAATGCTAAAGGTTTTTTGTCGTAAAATTTCCAATCCGTAGAATTATTAAGAAGTTCTATAATTTTATCTTTAATAACCTTTCCTTCCTTAGTAGTAGTAATGTCTGTTCCTTTAGGAGAATCTAATTTAACTATTCCAAAAATAACAGCCGCTCCGTTGCCAATCAAATCTTCGGCATATGGAATGACATTCATGTGAGCTTTGCTAAACATTTCCCCAAAAATTTGTAGAGGAGAATTAATCATTCCACTTAATTGTTCTAATAATCGATCTACTTTACTTTTTTGTAAAGTTTCCAAAAATCTTGCAAACCCTTCAAAAATGTCATTGTCGTAAAGTTTAGCTTGTTGATAAAATTCAGAAGCATCAGTAACGGGATTTCCCTTTTTAGATTTAACAAAAATATTTCCTTCTTCGGTTAAACCAAAAGAAACATTAGAGCCGTCATATTTCTCAGAAACCTCCCATGCTCCTCCGCTAAACAAATTACAAAAATCTTTAGCAGTCATTTGGTCAATGTGTGGAATAGAAACCATTTTGACTGCTTCATTTAAACTTTCTCCGAATAATTGGGTGTACTCTTCTGTGTTTACATTACCAAAAAAAGGTTTAAGGTATTCAAAAGCGCTTTTAGCTTCTTGATTTGAAATTTGGCCTTGTGTGCGACCAGTAGCTAAATTAGGAAGTTTAGATTTGATATTTTTTACTAAATTATCCCAAAGTTTTTGTTTACGTTCTTGATCGAAAGTAGAAACCAATTCCACCATTTTAACCACGTGCTTTAAATGATCTGGATTAGCAAAACCCAAAATAGCTGCTAATGTATCTAAATCTTCATAGGTGACAGGGTCTACTTCTTTACCACTAACAAATCGTTGTAATTGGTCAAATTTTACTCCGCCTTTACTATAATTTTTAGAAACTCCATTAACCATCCAATTAATTTTGTAAGCGAGTCCGTCTCCTCCTAGGGTATAGCGAATATCATAAGCGATTTCTCCGTTCTTTTTATACTTTTCTACGAAGTTTTTATACTCCTCTGTATTTTTAATAGCTTGATCTAAAATTTCAGACTTTTGCGGATTAATGGGAGTAGAAGCCGCAATGCCTCTTACCAAAAGATCTCTTACTACCCCTTTGATACCCTGAGCCATATCAGCCATACTAGCAAATTGAGAAACTCCGAAATATTTTTCTTTGCCTTTAATATTGACAATATCAATTTGAATAACATTACTAGAATCTCCGACAACTACAGCAGTATTGACTTCTTCAGCGGCTGTGTCAGCTGCATATTTTCCTGGAAATTCTGAATTTAAAAAATCTTTAATTTGTTTAGTAGTTATCCCATCCTGGAAGTAAACGTCTAAGTCGATATCTCCGAAATCTTTTTTAGTTGATAAAGCTTTTTGGATAATTTCTTGAGTTTCTATTTCATTAGGTTCAGGAGCTCTAATACCTGCTTTGATAGCAAATAAACGACTAGAACCTAAATAGTAAGAAGGTTCTCTTGAATCCACAAATCCTTTACTTCTAAGAAGAGTAAGAAGTCTTTGTATTTCGTCAATAACTTCTGGTGTGGGATTAGCACGAACGTACTTTAAATTTTCATTACCTGTATTCTTTTTTAAATCTACAATAAGATTTTCAGCCGCTTGGCCACCTTCATTGATTAATTGATAATGATTCTTAAAGGTAAAAGTATTTTCTTTTACCATTTTTGTTTTTTTAGGAGACCAATACTTCTTTTTAACTGGTCTTTCCTTGGATTCCTGAAAAAAGGACGTAAAAGAAGTTTTTAACATTTTATTTTTGATCAATATTGATTCCGTAATTTTTAAGATCTTCTAATTTATTAATTTTTTTACTAGGATCATTAAAATCTTTCATTAATTGATCAAGATTTGGTTTTTGTTGATTATTGGTAGCAGGTTGACCTGGTTTATTTACTTGATTGGTCTGTGTAGTAGTTTGAGTAGGTGTTCCGGGTTTTACTTGTGTATTAGGTTGTGCGGAAGCTTGTGTCTGTTGTTGAGCTTGATTAGCTGGGTTAACAGAATTCATGTTAGTTGTTAGTTCATTGAGTACTTGATCGAATTTAGTCATAAATCTATTTATGTTGGGACGAAACTTTTATTTTTTAATTTAATCCCCCAGCCCCAAACCTTAAAATCCATTTATTTTGTGTCCATCGAAAAGTCAACGGATCCTTTTGAAAAAATTGTATTTTTCTGTAAACCCTTTAAAAAAATAAAGAGGTCATGTTTGTTAGCGAATTTGGTAGTTTTTTGTGTATTTTTAGAAGTAGCTAAAGCTCTTGAGGCGGCGGATTCTAAATCGGGTGAGTACCAAGAACTGACTTTACAGTAAGGAATAGGCAAAACAGCTAGTATCCTATCTAAAGACTTTTCGGAGAATGGTAGTTCTTTGGGAGAAGGGTAAAACGCCAGAACTTTTTCGTGTTTACTAGAGCATTTTTTATATTCAGAACAAAATTTCTCTAAACAATAATGATAAAAGAATTTTTGCACGTCTTTAGACTGCCTTCCTTCAGTAATAAAAGGAATGTTGTATTTTTTGCAAATTTGAATCGTCTCTCTAACGGCAGATTTCAGTAAAGGATAATAGTCGATGACGCAAATCCTAGAAGAGGGAAATTCTTTGTACATAGATTAATGAAAGAAAGATTCTACTTGTTCAACGCTTAACCCATCACTCAAAGCGGTATTAGTCAACTCGTGTAATTGGGTTAATAAATTTTGTATTTGATTTTCGTATTTTAAAAATTTTTGATGATTTTCTTTATTATAGCCGATTTTAGACTCCGACTCAAGAACAATCGTATTTCGTATGAGGCCCCATTTAGAACCTAAATGTTTTTTAATTTTTAAAATAGTCTTAGTTGACGGGGAATAAGAAGCCTTTTCTGCTTCAGTGATAGGTTCTTTAATTTTATTGCCATTTTCGTCAATAATTCCCAATTTAAAAGCCTCGTAGTCTGTAAAATCTTTATTCAATTGCTCTATCATAAAACTATTTTTTAATGATTCTTTAAACATGGAATTATAATTGATTCCATGTAAATGAAGGTCATCAAATGGGTTTACTTTACACCCTCTACCGAAACTGGTAGAACCGCAATAAGAGCATTTTTTAGCATCATCTGGGTGAAAATGTACGCCATGAGGACCATAACGGCAACCTTTTCCGTAACTAGTCGAACTACAATACATACATCGACTAATTTGTTGTTTAATTAAAGACTTTTCACAAATTAAATTCATTTATTCTTTATTTAAGAAAGATTTCGGTGCTTTTCCCACACGCAGGTTGAGAATCCCATTATACGAACATTCACTAAGGAGAACATCTCGAGCCATTTGTTCTTTGGCTTCGAAATAACTTAATTCCCACTTAGAATTACAAAGACGAAGAATAACAAAATCAAAATTTTCTTTTCCGTATTTTTTAATGTCTTCTTGTAAATCATTAGAAGAACTGAAATATTCTTTCCAATCTGACTCTACATGATCAATTCTATTTCGACTTTTACCTTTTAATGGTTTTCTTTTAATTTTACGAGAACATTGTTTTTTACCGATATAAAATTTACCATTCAATTTATTGGTAATTTCATAGATGAATCCAAAAGTATCATCTTTCCATAAAACCCCTTCAGATAATGTCCAGTGCCCCAGATCCATTATTTTTTTCT